CCTGAGTAGTGTTTTACTGTTAAGCGGTTGTTCAACGCTGGGCGGCATGTTTGGTAAGTCAGCCGTGCCTGTCGTGGCTCCCGTTGAGGTTGTCACGATTACTGTGCCAGCGCCCATGTATCACCCGCCGCTGCCCGAGGGCCTTACGCCAGCCGAAATTAAATGGATTATTTTAAACACCGGTATTATGCGTGAGTACATTGAAAATTATGATGCAGGAAATGCGCCCGCCGTGGCGTATTATGCATTGACGGCTCAAGCCTATGAGAGTTTGGCAAACAACCTGGCCGCCATCAGACGTTATATAAAACAGAATCTCCATATTATAAAATACTATCGGGACAACGACCCGACTCGAAAAGAAGAGAAAGAGGAAGAATAGCGATGGATGCACCAATCAAAAAAAGAGTAGACCTCGAACTTGAGGTAACAACAAACAACATTGGCGCAAATCCTTATCATAAGTGGGTACACTTGGCTAAAACTGTCGATGCGTGGCGTATATTCCCCAGAGCATTCGTTTCTGTCTACATCTACCTGCTGTACGAGGTTGTCACGTGGTTCATGACCCTAGATACACCAAATCTTGAGCAAGCCGGGCTTGTTTCCGTCGTAGTCGGGGCAATGGCCGCCGTTTTTGGCATATATGCAGGGACTTCGCAATCTAAAAACTTCAAGGGAGAAGAAAAATGACGGAAAAAGTATTTGTTAACGGCCTCATGGCTAAAAAACCACGGGACAACGCCCCCGAATGGGTGAAGTGTAACCTTAGTATAAAGCGAGAAGAACTCGTGTCGTGGCTCACGGAGCAAACAGGGGACTGGATCAACGCGCAAGTGTGTGAAAGTCGTAACGGAAAATGGTATGCGGAGGTGGATACGTGGAAACCGACAAACGGATCAGCGATGTAAATTGGGAATGGGCGGTCAAGCAGGTTGAAGATGTGGTTAACGACCGCGTCCAGCGACTGGGGAACGACCAGGTTTTGACTTTTGCCGAAAGAGAGTTGCTGAAGTTAAATATTAGAAGGGCTTGGGCGCGAATATTAGTGGGTTGAGGTAGTTAATTGCGCTTTCTGGTATAGGGCATCTCAAATATAAAAAAAATATTTTCTTTAAATATACCCGTAACCAGTGTAACCATGTAACTTTAGTACAAAATGTTTTTAAATACAATTACTTAGTGGTAACACAAAGTCACTTTTAATAATGTAACCTATCAATAGTTTATGTAACTAATAGGCAAAAATGCGTCAATGCGGTTTGAGATTTGTTTTTTTTTATTTTCTTTTTTCAGATTGCCCTATACAGGAAAGGCGTTTTAAGGCAAACTTTCTGAAAATCACTGGAGAAATAAGTGACCCGTAAAACCAAGGCAAAGTCTGATCCGGTGGTTGTTCCGCGAAAGGCGGGTAGGCCAAAGGCGCACAAAGCCCAACCCTTAACCAGGCGGCAAGAGCTGTTTGTTAAAGAACTTGTTTCCAAGGACGGGCAAATTACAATGCGGGAGGCTGCCATCAATGCCGGTTACCCCGCTTCAAGCGCACACACACGTGCTTACGAACTGACCAACCCGCACATGAGTCCGCACGTTGTCTCGCAAATTCAAGCGTATCGGACTGAGTTAGATCAAAAGTACGGCGTCAACTATCAACGGCATTTGCGGGACTTACAAACCATTCGGGATGTCGCGATGACTAACGGCGCGTATTCGGCGGCGGTTCAGGCAGAGTATCGCCGGGGCATGGCGCAAGGGGACATCTACGTTAGCAAATCTGAAATCAGACACGGTAGTATTGATTCGATGACCCGAGAAGAAGTCCTCAGTGCACTAAAGGAGATCAAACATAGTTATGCCCCAGTCACTATCGAAGCTGTTGCCACGCGAGGGGGCAATGCCCAAAATCGCAACAAAGCGCGAAAGCGGCTTTTGGAAACAGATGAAAAGCGAATTGAAGAAAAGCCCGAGGAAGCTGACAGCGACACGTCTTGAAACTTGGGCGACTCCGGGTGTCCCAGATGTGTTGTTGTGTGATGAATCAGGCGGGTTTCATTTCATTGAGTTAAAGGCAACTAAGGGTAACGCTGTTGAGTTGCGCCCGCATCAAGTCGCATGGCTTTCTCAACACCGCCACGCCAGCGTCTGGGTATTAACCCTGAAGATGATCACAAAGAATAATCCGGCTTGTCTTTTTCTGCATCATGGGCGGGACGCGATGGATTTAAAGATGCAAGGCCTGAAGGTTGACGCTGTTTTTAAAACCGAAGAGCCTTTCGAGTGGGAAAGTGTGTTTCAGTTGATTGTTCCCATCTAATTCTATATAGTTATATATCTTTTTTACCTGACTTGAGGGGTTTTAATGTTTTTAATCAAATGGTTGGCAGTTCTACTTTATGGCAAGGACGCCGTAGATAGTTTTGAAAAGAAACCGAGGCGGAAAACTAGGGGAAATAATCGTGGAAAAAGATAAACACGGGCAACCAGGGGACAGGGGAGCCGCCGATTATTGGTATCACCGTTTACCCGAGCCGCACTTTTGGCCGAACGGCACGGGAAAGGGTCAAAAAGTTGACGAAGCGGATATGACCGCCGAGCAGGTCTTGGACTACCACCAAGCATACGGCGAAGCTCTTGAAAGGGGCGAACAAAAAGACTATGGATAAAAAAAAGCCCCGCCGAAGCGGGGCTGAATCGTGCGGCTACTTTAACGTGGCTCCATAAGCCCAGCCTGTTGCACGTTTGGGCCGTTTAAATCTTACTTTAGCTATTTTATGAATATCCCTATCATCGCCCTCCCAATTTAGTTTATCAAACCGGTCTAAGTCTAGGTCTAACCCGGCTTTAATTTGATAAATAATTACGGGAACTTCCTTGCGTTCGGAACTTATGCAAGACCATTCAATATATGAAAGTGCATTTTTCCTAGCCTCATATTCAGACGATTCACTTCGACCCCAAGAGTTAGGGGTTAGCACAAACCATTCATATTCGCCTTCTTTAAAATGCGGAAGGACTTCTTCCGGCATAGTGCCCTTGAATAAGTCGGGGTCTAGTGCTTTGCTATTAACGATTGTCATGATTGCGTCTCCTAGTTTATTTAAGAAAGGGTGCTGCACCGAATTGTTAAAGAACGGATCAGATTACACCTGATCGATAACACCATTATACCATTCGACTTTGCGGGGATTGGCTGAAACCCCCATAAACAGGGCTTTTCGGGCCGGAAAGGCAAGGGCCCTGTAGTGGAAAAAAAACTTGACACCGTAAAAAATAGGGCGAAAGGCTGTGAATAACTCAACTTTTGCCCCCAAGAGTGAGTTGTGCCGCCAGCGAAATTAAATTAAATTAATTTTTATCCACAATTTAGCCCGCTTAATCGTGGGCTTTTTTTACGTTCTAACGGGTAATGCTTTACATTATCGCATACCGGTGTCTATAATATGCCCGAGGGTCGGCAACAGGCTGGCCTCATCACCGGGAGAAAGGTTAATCATGAACAGCAAAACGCATAAAACGGTCCGGGTAAATGCAAGGATGGAAACTGACTTGTGCCTCGACATAAACGTCCCCCTTGACGCAGGAGAAGAGGACATTGCGCAATTCATTCGCGAGGGGAACATTCTGGCAGAAGACATGGTGGAAGTTGTTCTTCCACACTCGACCAGCGGCGGGTGGATGTGGTTGGAAACAGATTATCATTTCGAGTTCGACCCAAAGGCCCGGCTGGTCATGGAAAGCAAGGTATGAACAAGTATATGGAACACCCGTATCCATGCATTTTTTGCGACCACTCTACCGACTGGGGATCAGGACGATTTGTTAACAGGCTTCCTGCCGACACTTATTATGAGTTTGAAGATGGCACGGAAGAATATCGAGACGGCTATTCCTGCGCAGAATGCATGGCTACGGAATGTGATCGGTGCCCGGAACTTATAGGGATGGATGAAGATGTGACCCCCGACATGGTGTATGGCGAATGGTTTGGGGGGCTTTTTTCAGACAAGGCGCACCGGGTGCACGCCGGTTGTTTGACCGAAAAAGAGGCGGAAACGTGGGACAAGGCGGGCGCATGAACGGCCCCGACAAGACGGTCAATTTTCACCGTCTTATTGACTTTGCAGAAACGCATGGATTTGTTGACAACATTACCGAGGATGAGTGGAGTGCCGTGATTGCCGAGGCCCTAGAAACAGCGGCCCTAGAATATCTCATTAAGCATAAAGTACCTTTTGTTTATGACGGTGAATAAAAATAACCACAGTTGAGTCCTTTTAGCCCGCTTAATCGCGGGCTTTTTTTTGTTTACTTTTTGGTTACACTAGTTCATTATTCGTCACTGTAATTAACTGTTCAATTGAAAAGGTGATCATTATGTTGAAAACAGTCGAAATGTCCGGAGCAAAAAAGACAAAAGGCATCGCAGTAACCTACCGCGCAGGCAATGGCGAAAAGTATGGGACTTGCCCGGCATCTTGCAAAATGAATTGCACCGGTAAAGGGGCGCAGGAAATTGACGCCGAATATTTTGATGCGTTGTTAGGTGCTGTTCCGAACAAGGGCCAGTCTTTTACCTATACACATTTCCCTTGGCATCTATGGGCCAACAAATTAAAGCCGGATAAAACGGTGGTTAACTTTTCCGCGGATACTTTAGTAAGTGCTGCCGCAGCATCGCGAGCGGTCCCGACCGTTGTAGTGCTGCCGGAATCCGAGTGGGATAACAGGAAAAAAACCAGCGCACCATTATTTGGGCGAACTAATGATCGCGGCGATTTTATTCAAACGGATCGTATCCCGGTGGTTAGATGCCCAGCAGAATACCGCGAGGGCTTCACGTGTCGCGATTGTGGAAACGGCGAGCCCTTATGCGCTCGGCTAGATCGTAACTTTATTATCGGATTTACTGCGCACGGTGCTGCTAAGAAAAAAGCCGCCGATCCCGACGTCAAAGGCGGGTGTTACGCCGCGGGCGGAAACGTTCGGCTACACTGGGACGCCACCAGCAACCACCACCAGCCCGACGAAACCGACGGCGAGAGGCTCACCCGCTTTGTTAAGGGCCTGCCTCCGCGTACAATCTTGCGGCATCACGTGGCGGGGGATATTGGCGCGGAAAAATAACCACAGTTGAGTCATTTTAGCCCGCTTAATCGCGGGCTTTTTTTTGCCTGATAAAGGGGCGGCTTTACATTATCCCATACTTGTGCTTAAAATACGCCCAGTGGTCGGCAATGGGCTGGCCCTTTAATGGAGGTTTGACTAATGCGAATTACATGTATGGAAGCTTGCGACATGGGGCCACACCAGCAGGAGATTGCAGATCATGTGCTTAGAGCTGTTGAGCATTTAACTTTTACGTCCGAGGGGCAGTTTTTTGATATGGAAGGCGTCCTTATAACGGAAGCCTGCAAAGAGCTGGGTTGGCAATCCGTGCCGCAAGTTGGCGGCTTACTTCCGGAGTGGTCTAATCATGAATAATTCCGAGCAGACGACCGCGCAAAAGATCCAATTCCAGCTACAATTTATGGGGTTAATGGCAATGAGTGGGCGGGCAGAAGAGCGTGACAAAGCTTACGTCAAAGCGCAGGAGCTGGTACAGGAGCTGGTAGACGCCGGACACTAACCTTTCCCGCTGCACCTTTTGCCCGCCACGTGCGGGCTTTTTTTTGCCTGATAAAAGGCCAGCTTTACATTATCGCATACTTGTGCCTAAAATACGCTCAGCGGTCGGCAACGGGCTGGCCCTTTAATGGAGACTAAACAATTATGAACATTTACAAGATTATCAAAGGCAGCGTTAAAAACTTCCCTTATTCAATAGTATGCAGGGAGACAACTATTTCCACCCATTCTTCTAAAACTGAAGCATTAAAGTATAGGGCGATATATTACAACGGGGATAATTGTTACGCGCTAGGAGAGACACGCCGAGCTATGGAGATTAAACAATAATGAAAGCAATTCAAATAAAATATCTAGGGCCTACCAATACAAAAGGGTCAAGGCTTAAAGCGTGGACGGGCGCGGGCACCATGATCGAAGGCCTCGACTATTCGTTGAACATTTACGATCAGGCCGAACAACTAGCCCAACGTTACGCGACTAAGCAGGGCTGGCCATCACTTATATCAGGCTTCGGCATGTTACCTAATGGCGACTATGTCGCGACGCTGCGAATGAGTATAGCTCCTGATCTGTACTGATTCTTAAATACCGCTCACCTTTTGCCCGCCACGTGCGGGCTTTTTTTTGCCCTCGGTTTAATCCAGTGCATCACTCCGGGCCGGGCCTCCCGGGCCATGGCTCAAACGTACAGGCTCGCGAACCGTGGGCCGTGGGCCGTGGACCGCGGACAAGGTGATAGCACTCTTCCCCGGGTCCGTGTTGCCAGCGCCGCGGACCTCGAACCGTGGACCTCGATCAATCGCTGGGGGCCCCTGCCTATCGGGTCAAATTGCCTTGGCCAGATCCCAAAAATCGCGTCCCAAAATTCGCGCGGGCCTTTTTTTCCAGACGGGGGCTAGAGCCATGTTTCTCTCAAATAGTTACCTGTTTTTTTAAACGAGCTTTAACTGTCTTATATTAGCGTGTAATATCGCATATAATACGTACCGTGAGCCGCGGAACGTTTCACGTGGAACATTTATAAAAGACCGCGCACCAAAAGAGTTGTGCCGGAAAAAATTTTTAAATTTTAAAACGTATGGCTTTTAAACCATAGGAACTTGTATGGATGTAGCGATTGACGACAAGAAGTTAAAACTTGAGCTACGGCTCGCGCACCTTGAGAAAAACGAGACGTGCCGGAAAAAGTTTTTAAATTTTGTAAAAGTCATGTGGCCCGAGTTTATTGTGGGGCGGCACCATAAGATTATTGCGGACAAGCTTGAAAGGGTCGCGAGCGGCGAGTTAAAGCGCTTGATTATCAACATGGCACCGCGGCACACGAAGAGTGAGTTTGCGTCTTTTCTTTTTCCGGCGTGGATGATGGGCAAGAACCCGAAGATGAAGATTATCCAGGCGACGCACACGACGGAGCTTGCGGTCAACTTTGGTCGTAAGACGAAGAATCTTTTGGACTCGGACGAGTACAGGGAGGTATTTCCGAGCGTCAAGTTGGCGGCGGACAGCAAGGCTTCTGGTCGGTGGGACACGAGCTCTGGGGGTATGTACTATGCCGTGGGCGTTGGCTCGAACTTAGCGGGTCGCGGCGGCGATTTGATTATTATTGACGATCCTCACTCGGAGCAGACGGCAATGTCGGCGGCAGGTTTTGACGACGCTTGGGATTGGTATACGGGTGGCCCCCGTCAGCGGTTACAGCCGGGCGGTTCGATAGTTATCGTTCAGACGCGCTGGTCGGAGAAGGATATGACGGGCCAGTTATTGCGGGCGATGGCTAAAGATCCGTTAGCGGATCAATGGGAGGTAGTGGAGCTTCCGGCAATTTTCGAGGACGGGACGCCCTGTTGGCCTGAGTATTGGAGCCTGGAGGATTTGACCGCGGTCCGCGCTTCTATCCCCATAAGCAAATGGAACGCGCAGTATCAGCAAAACCCCACGGGCGAAGAAAGCGCTATCATCAAGCGGGAGTGGTGGCAGGTGTGGGAAAGCCCCAAGATCCCGCAATTGGAATATGTGATCCAAAGTTATGATACTGCTTTTTCCAAGCGCGAGACGGCGGATTATTCTGCCATTACGACGTGGGGGGTATTTTATCCGAACGAGGGGGGCAGCGGGCCTAATTTAATATTATTGGACAGTAAAAAAGGGCGCTGGGATTTTCCTGAGTTGAAGGAAGTGGCATTAGAACTTTATAATTTCTGGGAACCTGATACAGTTATTGTCGAGGCGAAAGCCAGTGGAACGCCTTTGACGCAGGAATTACGTGTGCAGGGCATACCAGTTGTTAATTTTACACCAAGTCGCGGTAACGATAAGATAACGCGGGTGCATAGCGTGTCGCCCTTGTTTGAAGCCGGAATGGTCTGGGCCCCCGATGAAACTTGGGCAGAAGAGCTTATTGAGGAGGTAGCGGCTTTTCCAAACGGCGAGTTTGACGATTTAGTGGATAGTATGACTCAGGCGCTTATGCGTTATCGCCAAGGTAATTTTGTGCAGTTGCCCACGGATGATTGGGAAGATGACGAAAACTCTGTTAAAGTAGAGGTGTATTATTAACAATACGATGGGGGGACTGCGAATGGCGCAAGCGGGACAGTATAGTCCGGCAGTTAATCTAGGTGCAGGCGGCTTTCCGCAGGCAGGCCTTGTTTCGTATTTCGACAACGGCGGCGCTGTTACATCAGAAGAATCCCAAGCCGCTTTCAATCAGTTGCCGGAAGAGGAGCAGTTGCGTATTGAGGCGGAACGTCGTAAGACGGAGTTTAACAGTTTAGCCGATCTTGAGATGATGGTCGATCTCCAAGGGCAACTCCCCGAGGATTTTAGATTTAGCGGCAAGTACGGACTTCCGTCTTATCTTGCTCGTACTGGCGGCGTCCCTTTCAACAAAGACCGTATGGCGGACATACGCACCTTTGGGCATCACCCTTACAGGCCTGGCGGTACCGCTATGGTAGACACCGCCGACACACTTTACCTCGACAGGGAGAACCCTCGTTCAACTTTTTTAGGCGTGTATGTTAACCCCCCCGAAACAGAGCAGGGCATAGGAAGTTTAGGAGAAGAGGAACTTTTTGAGAAAATCAACAAACAATACAAGAATCTTGCCTCCACGACGGTTGAGGGACCAGGCTCCCTTAGGCCGGACAGCATTTATTTTCAACAAGGCCTGCCTTTTAATGATCCAAGGCTGAACGTGCATTCTCCCGAGACATCTCGCTCTCCCGGAGCGGCTGTGATGCATGAACTCCTGCACAGGCAGTCGTCCTCCCCTGAGATCCGGGAGTCCTATGATGACTATGCTTCAACGCTGGGCGCCCATGGCGCACCACACGCTCTCGCTAAGATTTATAAAGACGCGGGGGAGGGGCATGGCCTTACTAGCCTACTAGAAAAGGCGATGGATAGTGGAAAAGGGTGGCCTAACCCTGAAGCTATTGAAAAACTTCTGGAGGAAAATCCCAAGCTTAGCTTAGAAGAAGCAATGCAATTGGTCAAAGACACAGGAGACATGACGTTTGGTGATCCGTTAACTGAGGGCCAAGTCGATAACCTTGACGGGCTTGCGATGTTCAACGAAGATTTCGCTGAGTTTTTGAGAGAAAAAGGCAAAGGTGACCCCCGTTATTTAATACCCAGGGATGCACCATTAGAACCAGAACCAGAACCGCCAACCGTGATGGACATTATACGGAACCAATATGACAAAATTCTTGGAAGAAAACCCGAAGATTAGGAGCGATTATGGCTAACGGAAAAACAAATGCGGGTTTTATGGATAACAATGTTCCGTCGCAGTTAGATCCAGAGGATTTGACGGCGGAAATCGAGTTAATCCTGCCTGACTCACAAAACGATGTTATGGCAATGATACAGGCCGAGGATGTGGAAGGTATTGAAATCACGCCAGAAGAAGACGGCGGGGTTACTATTGACTTTGATCCGAGCGATCAGCGGGGCGAGAGCCAAGATTTTGGCGCTAATTTGGCAGAAGAGATACCAGACCGCGACCTTCAGCGTCTTTCCTCAGAGCTTTTAGGTGAATTTGACGCTAACAAAGCAAGTCGCCAAGATTGGGAAGAAGCGTATTCTAATGGGTTAGAGTTGCTGGGATTTAGCTACGAAGAGCGCACACAGCCTTTTCGGGGAGCCTCCGGCGTAACGCATCCTTTATTAGCCGAGGCTGCCACGCAATTCCAGGCGCAAGCTTTTAACGAACTTTTGCCGCCTTCGGGTCCGGTTCGCACCGTTGTGATGGGCAAAGAGACGCAAAAGAAGACGCAGCAAGCGCAGCGCGTCAAACAGTTTATGAACTATTACATTACTAATGTAATGGAAGAATACACGCCTGATATGGATCAGATGTTGTTCTTCTTGCCGTTGGCGGGTTCTACTTTTAAGAAAACGTATTACGACGAAACGCTCGATAGAGCGGTATCCAAGTTTGTACCCGCGGAGAACCTCGTTGTTCCGTACGAGACTAGCGATCTTGAAACATGCCCTAATATCACTCAAGTAGTGCGCATGTCATTAAATGATTTGAGAAAGCGTCAAGTAGCCGGAGTTTACTTAGACGTTGAGGTTATACCTTCGCAGAAAGAATTGACCTCTTTAGAGGATGAGTTTAATAGAATTGACGGTCAAGAGCCGGGTCAAATAGATTATGACTGCACTATTTTAGAGTGCCATGCAGATCTAGATTTAGAAGGTTACGAAGACGAAGATGAAGACGGCGAGTTTACGGGAATAAAAATACCCTATGTTGTCACAATCTCCGAGGACAACGGACAAATTCTATCTATTCGTCGAAACTATCTTGAAGAAGATGTTATCCGTAAAAAAATACAATATTTTACACATTATAAGTTTTTACCCGGCTTTGGCTTTTATGGTCTAGGGTTAATCCACACTATTGGTGGTTTGTCGCGAACGGCTACGTCGGCGCTTCGGCAGTTGATTGATGCGGGTACGTTGTCGAACCTTCCCGCTGGTTTCAAGGCCCGCGGCCTACGGATCAGGGATGACGACAACCCGTTACAGCCCGGAGAGTTTCGAGACGTGGACGCCCCCGGCGGTGCTATCCGCGACAGTTTAATGCCTTTGCCTTTCAAGGGGCCTGACCAGACATTATTTCAACTCCTTGGTTTTGTGGTAGATGCTGCACAACGGTTTGCGACAATAACTGATCTTAAAGTTGGCGACGGTAATCAGCAGGCGGCGGTTGGCACGACGATGGCTATGATGGAGCAAGGCGCTCGCGTCATGAGCGCTGTTCACAAGCGGCTGCATTATGCCATGCGGAAAGAATTTAAGATCCTTGCCCGTGTGATGTCTGAGAGTTTGCCCCAAGAGTACCCGTATTCGGTGCCTGGCGGCGATGAAAAGATCATGCAAAGCGATTTTAATGATCGTGTAGATGTTGTTCCGGTTAGTAATCCGAATGTATTTAGCCAAGCGCAGCGTATAATGATGGCGCAGACAAAGATGCAGTTGGCAACCCAAGCGCCGGAGATACATAATATCCACGAAGTTTATCGTGATATGTACGAAGCTTTGGGTGTTCCGGACGTAGATCGTATAATGAAGTCGGTGCCGATGGAAGAGCCTGCACCGATTGATCCGGCGCAAGAAAACATAAATTCATTGGACATGCTTCCTTTAAAAGCTTTTGAAGGGCAAGATCATCAGGCACACATTACAGCGCATTTGGTTTTTGGGACATCTCCTATTGTTGGCAGTATGCCTCCGGTTGCAATGACGATTCAAAAGCACGTTATGGAGCACGTTCAAATTGCTGCGCGGGAACAAGCGGCGGAAGGTTATCTACAACAGGTTCAACAAAGTGGGGGACAACCTGCCGACGACGAACAGATGCTGGAGATAGAGCGTTCGACCGCAAGGTTCATTGCAGAAGGCTTGCAGGAGGTTAAAAAACTATCCGGCGAGTTGTCGGGCGCGGGCGCACCTGATCCTTTGATACAATTAAAGGAACAGGAAATTCAGGCGAAATCACAGAATGATCAAGCGGACAATGAGATCGACCAAGCCAAACTTCAGTTGGATTCACAAAATCAAGAAATGCGGTCGGAACAATTTGACGAGCGTATTGCGGCGCAAGAACGTCAAACAAGTGCTCGTATTCAAGCCGCAATGGAGAGAGAGATACTTAAACAACGTAACAACGAGGGAACTTAGCAATGAAAAATCGAAAAATTAAAGTAAATGGCGCTACGCCCAGCAAGAGCCCAAAGGCGGTAACGTATGCCGATATTAAAGGCCAAGGTCGTATTCCTTATGGAAAAACTGCTCCCGCGCCAATGTGCGGTGATGTTCCGCGCAAGATAAAAATGCGGGGCGCGGGTGCCGCGACCAGAGGCACAAGTTTTATAGGTTATAATGAGTCTACAAAATAAGGCGTTAGCTGATGGCATATAACTTGAACTACGGCTTTACCCCGGAACAGCTAAAAAAACTTATGACTCCACCCACTCCTCCGCCAACGGGTATAGAGACGATGGCGGACAAGGTGGGCATGGGCGACTTTACGGCGGAAGTTCCTGTCGCCGAAACTTTTGACTATAGGGGCTTTAACCCGTTTAACCCCACTGGAGTTCCTGGTTCTGTTGGTCCAGACGATAAACCCTTTAACCCTGGCTATGAAGTTCCTGTTCCACCTGTTCCTGACACTGGAGTTCCTGTTCCACCTGGATTTAACCCGTTTAACCCCACTGGAGTTCCTGTTCCACCTGTTCCTGACACTGAAGTTCCTGTTCCACCTGGATTTAACCCGTTTAACCCCTACGGCGGTCCGTGGACGGGCGTTGTTCCAGATGTTACCGCTCCGGTAGTAGACCCTATTGCAAACCTTACTCCTATGCCGCCAAGAGACACTAATGTAAGGGTTGCCACTAATTATTCGTCTCCATTGCAAACAACACAAGTTGTTCCGCCAATCAACCCTTTTAAACGGCCAGAAGAATGAGCTTTAAGTTATCCCAGCGTAGCTTGTCTAAATTAGAGGGGGTACATCCCGAACTGATAGAGGTGGTTAAACGCGCTATTGAATTGACCACGGTGGACTTCGGGTGCATTGCAGGGACTCGAACGATTGCTGAACAAGAGGCTAACGTAGCAGCAGGCCTCTCTCAAACAATGAAATCCAAACACCTTCCCCAAGAAGACGGCTATTCCCATGCGGTAGACCTTATGGCGTATGTAAACAATACAGGCGTTTGGGAGATAAATGTTTATGATGAGATTGCAGACGCCATGAAAGAAGCTGCCGAAGAGCTAGGTGTTGCCGTTAAGTGGGGGGCGGCGTGGTCTGAGGGCGATATTCGAGCTTACCCCGGAACCTCTGAAGCTGCCATGCTGGCGTATGTAGATTTACGGCGCTCGCAGGGGCGTAGACCTTTCCTTGACGGCCCTCATTTCGAGAAAATTTCTTAATCAAGTATTTTGTTCTAGCGCCTTGCGTATAAGTTGTGATAGGATTATATCAAACAATGTTTGATTATATGCGAGGAGTAGATGGACGAACTTTATGTAGCTGAAGCGGTTTTCCGTATTTCAAAAGAAAGACGGCAAGCCATAACAGATTTGATGGTGTTCGGTAATGTCAAATCTATGGAACACTATCGTGAGCTTATGGGTAATTTAGATAGCCTTACTCACGTGGAACAGGAACTCAAGAGCCTGCTAGATAAACAGGAGCATTCTGTATGAAAAAGACTGCAAAAGAACTTGCTAACGAAGAAAGGGCCGCAGCAAAAGCAAAGGCAGATGAAGAAAAAACTGCCGATAACCTTGCTGACGCTTACGTGGATAAACCACGCCTTAATCCGGAAGCAATCGGTAAAACTCTCTTAGACCGGATGCCTAACCCTACGGGCTGGCGGATTTTAATCTTACCCTATCAAGGTAAAGACAAAACCACAGGCGGTATTTTTCTCCCAACGGAAACTCAGGAGAAAAGCCAAATCTCTACCCAAGTTGGATATGTACTTAAAGTAGGCCCTCTTGCTTACAAAGACACAACTAAATTTCCTTCTGGTGCATGGTGCCATGAAAAGCAATGGGTGATGTTTGCCCGTTATGCGGGCTCACGCTTTCAGATAGATGGGGGAGAAGTCCGAATCCTTAATGACGATGAAATTTTATCGACCATTTTGGACCCCGAAGACATTCATCAATTAAATTAAGGAGAGGATGATGCCTGATAAAGACGATCAAGTCGAAATAGAGGTTGGAGACACTGAAGTCGAAGAGATAGAAGTTGAAGTTACCGAGGACGCGAAAGATACCGAAGATCAGTTTTCAAAAGCAGAAAACTCAACTCAAAAGCGTATTAGTCGTCTTACCAAGAAGATGCGTGAAGCCGAGCGGCGTGAGCAGGAGGCTATAAAGTACGCCCAGGCTGTTCAAAATGAATCGACAGACCTTAAACATCGGATGTCTAGTTTAGACACGAACTATGTTGCGGAGTACACCAGTCGTGTAAATACTCAAGTACATCAAGCAGAAGCAGAACTGACGCGGGCTATTGAGCTTGGAGACAGTAAAGCAACCGTTGAGGCGCAAAGAGCCCTTACCAGCTTGGCAATCCAACAAGACCGAGCAGCGCAGGCAAAAATGCAGTCTGAAAGGTCACAACAACAGCAAGCGGCGGCACAACAGCAGCAAGCGGCGGCACAACAGCACCAAGCGCGTCAACCTATGCCTGCTCAACAACCAAAAAGACCTGACCCTAAAGCAGAACAGTGGGCTAGTCGTAATAACTGGTTTGGCTCAGACGAAGCTATGACTTATGCAGCTTTTGGAATACACAAAAGATTGGTTGAAGACGAGGGATTTGACCCGCAAGGCGAAGACTACTATACTGAATTAGATCGACGTATTTCCGACAAGTTCGGAAACAACGAAAACGACGTTACTAAACGCCCCGCTCAGACAGTTATGGGAGCTTCAAGAGTATCTTCTGGGCGCAGTGGGAGAAAGGTTCGACTCACCCCGAGCCAAATCTCCATAGCAAAAAAATTGGGTGTGCCTCTTGAAGAATATGCGAAATACGTGAAGGAGTAAAAGAATATGACTGAACAAAAAAACCAGACAGACGGTTCGGTTGTTAACCGTACTTCTCGCGCTAGTCAAACTCGGGAGAAAAAGGCTGTTCGTAAGCCTTGGGCTCCACCGTCTATATTAGACGCACCGCCTGCTCCTGATGGGTTTAGGCATCGTTGGATTCGCGCCGAAACGCGTGGGTTTGATGACACTAAGAACATCAGTGCAAAACTGAGGGAAGGTTGGGAACTGGTCCGAAAGGACGAGTATCCTGATTTTGAATCCCCCGTTGTTGAAACAGGTAAATTTGAAGGTGTGTTTGGGATAGGGGGATTGCTTCTTGCTCGGATTCCGGATGAAACTGTTGCCGAAAGGACCGCTTACTTTAAGAGTCGAAGTAAAGACCAGATGGACGCAGTGGATCACGACATGATGAGAGAGAATGCACATTCATCGATGACGATCAGTCAACCTGACCGTCAATCTCGTGTAACTTTCGGTGGGCCTAGAAAATAGGCACATTCGATGTAACTTTTTGAGGTGCTATAATGGCGAATACAAATGATAAGTGGGGCCTTCGGCCTCTTAGTAAATTAGGTTCGGGGTCCAATTCTACGGGCGTTTCGAGCTATAGTATGTACGAAATTGCTTCCGACAACACTACCAAGCTGTATCACGGTCAACCTGTTATTCCGTTAGCTTCGGGGTATATTGATGCTGCGGGAGCGGCTGCGGGCGGAACGGTCAGTTTATTGGGCGTGTTCCAGGGCTGTGAGTACATTTCAAGCAGTACCGGAAAACCGGTTTGGAGTAATTACTGGCCTGGTTCTGGGGCTAACTCGTCTCATGCTGTAAAGGCATTTATTTGCGACGATCCCAACCAGTTGTTTGTGATTGCAACGGATGCTACGTGGACGAGTGAAGCTACGGCTCGTGCGTCAGTTTTTTTAAACGCGAACTTTACAACCAGTATCACCGGCTCTGACGACACCGGCCTATCTTACGGAATGTTAGCTATTAGCACACTGGCTACTACTAACACGCTTAATGTAAGGTTAATGGGCTGGACGGAAGACGCGGCCAATGAAGATTTTTCTGCGGCAGGAATTGGTGCAATCGTTCGGATAAACAACCACTTCAATGCGCCTACGGGCTCTATTGCGGCTGGTACTGTTTCGACTACTGGATTATAAGGGGGACACATTATGGCAATTTCTCGCGCACAATTAGCGGCTGAACTAGAGCCGGGGTTAAACGCTTTGTTTGGCCTTGAGTATCAACGCTACGAAAACGAGCATTCTGAAATCTTTGAAGAAGAGTCTTCGGACAGAGCTTTTGAAGAAGAGGTTATGCTGGGAGGTTTCTCAACGGCACCGGTTAAAAATGAGGGACAGTCCATCAGTTTTGACGACGCTCAAGAAACTTACACGGCAAGATATGTCGCACAAACTATCGCACTTGCTTTTAGCATTACCGAAGAAGCAATTGAAGATAATCTTTATGACCGGCTTGCATCGCGATACACCAAAGCGCTTGCCCGCTCCATGGCACAGACTAAGCAAATTAAAGCAGCCTCTATCCTGAACAATGCGTTCTCGGCAGGTGTTGATGCAATTGGCGATGGTGTAGCACTTTGTTCCGCATCTCACCCGTCTCTTTCGGGCAGTCAATCAAACGTCTTGTCAACTGCTGCTGACCTCAACGAAACTTCGTTGGAACAGATGCTGATTGATGTTGCTGGTTTGACGGATGAGCGTGGTCTGAAAATCGCTGTTCGCGGCATGAAGCTCCTTATTCCTAAAGAGCTTCAGTTTATCGCAGAACGAGTTATGAACTCGAACCTGCGTCCGGGCACTGCGGATAACGACAACAATGCAGTAAAGTCTATGGGAATGCTTCCAGACGGTGCGGTGGTAAACCACTTCCTCACTGATACAGACGCCTTCTTTATTAAGACTGATGCGCCTAACGGCTTCAAATACTTTAACCGTTCGCCTATTAAAACGGCAATGGAAGGAGATTTTGATACCGGTAACATGCGGTTTAAGGCCAGAGAACGGTACTCTTTCGGGGTATCTGACTGGAGGACTTGTTTCGGTACTCCTGGCGCTGCGTAACCTAGCGGTAAAGTGTTGTATTAAAAAGGGGGCTTCGGCTCCCTTTTTTTTTGAATATTGACAGTTAATGTTGCTGCATGTTATGGTATATTTAATTTAATCGGGAAATTATCCGGTGAATCTGACAGTCCCGACTGACGATATGCAGACAGATTTTCCGTAACTCGCATGTGAGGACAATCTAATGGCAAACACAACTTTTAATGGCCCCGTTCGGTCTGAAGGCGGTTTTGAGCAAATAACCAAAACTGCTGTAACCGGAGCGGTCACAAACAATTTTGACGTAGACTCAAGCGGAAACGTGTCTGGCACAGGCACCCTGAAGCTAACCGGAGCGGCTAATATCCTCTCTGATTATGAGTCTATTACAGCAGCAACAAAAACACTCACTGCGGCAGACACTGGAACCGCTTACGGTTTTAACAGAGCGGCGGGTATTGTAGTTACTCTTCCCACACCGGCAGCAGGAATTGTTTACAGGTTTTTTGTTGAAACAACTTTTACTGGCGCTGGCCAAATTAAGACTGCTACCACCGACGGAACCGATGGCTTTCTAGGCACCGCTTTCCTGTTTGACACAGGCCAAATCGGCGAAACAGATAACTTTCACCCAGCAGCATCAAACGACGTGATTGATTTAGGTGCGGTAGAGCAGGGTTGGTTGACTGGCGGATTTATCACGCTCACTGGAACCAACGCAACCACTTGGTGGGTCGAAGCATTCTTGATGGGTGACGGAACGCTAGCTACTCCATTTACCGACAGCTAATAGTTGATTAATCCTGGGTGGGGCTTCGGCCCCGTCCAATTACGCATACGGGAGAAAGACAATGGCTAGTTCAGATGTAATAGCAGTTACAATTACTGCGGATACAGTGGCCTTAGATGCAGATGGCATATCTGTCGCAGCAGCCGTTGGAAATAATGCCGCACTTGTAATAGGGGGCGCACTAGCCTCTGGCGGTGCTGTCGCGTTAAGTCACGGGAGGGTAGTTACTATTCTTTCTGCGGGTAATGATTCCTCTAAATCTTTTACGGTTACGGGCACTGATGTGAACAGTGACGCTCAAACTGAATCAATCACTGGAGCTAATGCGGGAACCGCCACTGGAAGTAAATACTTTTTAACTATTTCTGGAATATCAGCCGTTGGTAATCCAGCAGGTAATGTTTCAGCAGGAGTAAACGGTTCAGCCGCAGATGTAATATTTGAAGGTAGAAGTCGATTAAAAGGTATTTATCTCACAAGTACAGCTACGGCAGGAACTGTGGATCTTTTAACCACCTCCCCCTCTGGGACAAGCCTTATGGGGTTAAGTTCTGTAGGCGATGCTGATGCAACACGCGATGTAGTAATTCCAGAATCAGGTGTATTATTTAGTTCCGGGATATATATTCAATACACTGTATCTACTTTTTTAACTCTTACTGCGTTTCACGCTTAATAAGCGCGTACTGAAACTTCTTAACTAACAAGGCGAAGACTAGCGTTGGAAGCCTTTAATTTAGTCGCGGAACTTGGTCTGCCTATAGCCAGTGGCTTAATTATGGCTTATTTTATTTTTTTGGTAATGAAGCAACTGATGGATGGCCTGGTAGGTGAGATTAATACCATAAAAGGCATCACCAAAATGCTTATTACCCGGGCCTCTATTATGAACAACGACATGATCCGCATAGACACTTCTGTCTCTAGCGCACTAAATATTTCACCAGATTTACAGCGAATTGCCCGAGCAGAGAACTTTGTCGAAGATGGGAAGATAGACGCAAGGCGGGATTAGTGGACATAGCACAACTGGTTGCAGAGTTTGGCTTTCCAGTAATCATGGTGATAGGTCTTGGGTATTTTGTGTATTTTGTGTGGCAAACAATTACCAATGTAATCGGTCCTGCTGTTCAAGACATGAAAACCACCGTTATCAGGCTAACCGACCAACTAAGGTTGTTAGATCAAGACATGATACGGTTGCAAGAAAAAGTCAACACGGTGCTGAAATTGCGTGAGCAAAGCAATGATGAATAAAACAGCTAAATTTAACCGAAAGTTCCACTATTGGGTTGGCGTGTTTTGGTTGTCGTTTTTGGCTGTTTTATTATTGCACGGGGTAATAGGCGCAGCACTAGCCGACACCCTCACGCACCGATTTAAGTCGCCCTCATTTAGTGGCACCAATACATCCAGCCACTACCTAACGATTGAGAACCAAGAATTTAATCGCGTTTTATCTGTTAAAGAGGAAGTTGCGGCCTTACTAGAAGCCGTAGAACGTGATAAAAATAACACCACCCTGTCTCGTTTTATTCGCAACCTTGAGTCCAGAATTTATGCACAACTCTCGCGCCAGTTGGTAGAAAACTTGTTTGGCGAAACGCCAAGCACGAGCGGAACAATAGAGCTTGAGGGAAATACGATTACCTATGCTAGTGAAAATGGCTTTATAACCTTAATAATAACGGACGCAGATGCAAATATTACGGAAATTAGCTTACCTATTGGTTCTTTTACTTTCTAGCTGTTCAATTTTTGAACAGTTTGAGGACACGTACAACCAAAGGTTTGAAGAAAACAACGTAGTCAAAATAGAGGCGTTGCAGTCTAAAGAACTGCTTGGCGTCCGTCCGCCCCTGGTTATGCCTGTTGTTGCCGTTTATCCCAATTCTTTTACGGACCAAACAGGACAACGCAAAAGTAACTCAGAGTTTGCACTGTTCTCCACGGCATTGACCCAACAACCTTCTTCCCTTCTGATTAGAGCATTAAAACACGCCAGTCACGGGAAGTTTTTTAGAGTCGTGGAGCGTGTGGGGTTAGATAATCTTACCAAAGAAAGACAGTTGATCCGTTCAGCGCGAGAACAATTGCAGAACAATAAGGGTAAAAAAACATTGATGCCGCTGTTGTTTGCTGGAGTATTGCTAGAGGGTGCGGTGATAGCGTATGATACAAACTTGACTACGGGCGGGATAGGTGCTAGATACCTCGGTATAGGAAAAAGCATTCAGTACCGTGAAGACAACGTAACCGTATCGTTACGGATGGTGTCGGTAGCTACGGGTGAAATTCTTATAGAAGTGTTGAGCCAGAAAACCATTTTTAGTTATGGTCAATCCGAAGATGTTTTTAAGTTTATAGAGCGAGGAAGGGAGCTCATTGAAATAGAGTTAGGCAATTCACGAAATGAATCGGGGACAATTTCTTTAATGAAAGCCGTAGAAGGGGCGGTCTTAGAATTAATAAATATTGGCTACGAGAGGAGGTTTTGGACACATGAAGAAATTAATTAATCTATTTTGTGCAATTATGCTTTGCGGTAACACCCAAGCTGCGGATAATGAAATTTATCTTGATCAGTCCGGCGCAACGGCAAACATAGACCTAGAACAACTGGGGCAATCCAATATCATTGGGGGGCTGCAATCAGTAGCAGGTACGCTTACCGCCTTTGACTTAGACGGTGCAACCATGACGTTGGATATAAACATGCTTGGCGATACCAATATATTTCTAGGCGATATTTTGGCAGAGTCCTTCACAGGGTTCTATGAGTTCACTGGAGACACCAATACATTCACAATTCAAGTAGACCCCCTTAATACTTACGGCGCAGACAGCTCTGACCAGAATGTAGATGTATCAGGCAATGGCAATACTATAACATTAAACCAGGCTGTTAACGCTTTAGCTGAAACGCTTGATTTAGATTGGGTAATTCAAGGTTCGGATAACACGGTTACCTCTAATATTGATATAGATGGAGCAACAAATTACATGGATATTGATGGCTCAGATAACACGGTTACCTATGACGGTGATGGGGTCACGGCATCTTCGGGAGGTTACTTTTATTTGGATCACACGGGTAGTGATAGAACATTTACAATATCTCAGCAAAGCACCCTAAACAATGATTGGCTTAAAATTACCTCTATTGGTTCTGCTGGCACTGTTTGCGTTTCCCAAAACGACCAAGGTACAAGCACAAGCTGTTAATATTGGCGATGTATCGGAGTTAAACGGGCAAGCGCAAATAGTCAGAGATCAACCGTATAGTGCAGAAGTAAATTTTGCTATAGAAAGTAACGACCAGGCTATTACCCATAATGGTCGCATGGCCATTACTTTTCTTGATGATTCTACTGTCAGCCTGACCGAGCATTCTCAGCTAACAATAGACGAATACATATACGACCCCGATCCTTCTAAATCTAAGATGGCGCTTACTTTTGGGCTAGGAACAGCTAGGTTCATTACCGGCAACCTTAGTAGGATTGCCAAGCAAAACATCACCCTTCGTACACCAACGGCAAATATTGCAATTCGCGGAACGATGTTCACTGCGACAGTAGATGAGCTGGGTAGGTCACTTATTATTCTGTTACCGGATGCGCTAGGGTTATCTAGCGGTGAAATTGAAGTGGTCACGGCAATGGGAAGTGTACTTCTTAACAAGCCTTATGAGGCTACCACTGTATCAGTGTTTGAATCCGCACCCTCTGCGCCCGTTATTTTGGACCTGACGCTAGAACTTATTGACAACATGCTTATTGTTTCGCCACCAAAAGAAAAAGAAAATTTTATAGAACAACAAACAACACAGTCGGCTAACCTACTAGATTTTAATGATTTAGACATAGATTACTTAGAGGAGGATTTACTGACAGAGGGTGATTGGGAGTTTACTGAGCTAGATATTAACTATTTAGACGTAAATTTTTTAGAAGACATGCTAAATGTATTAGACGCCCTGGAGGTCGCTAAACAAGAAGACGCCCTGCAAGACGCTGGCGCAGTAAAAATTGTTGGTACGACCTTCGGGCAGGACAAGGATACCCAAATTACCACGTTCATGACTGGAGAAATATTGACTCTGCAAAGAAATGTTAGCGATTCAACCAGAATAGACATAGATAAGGCGGGAAGCTATACAATTATTTTTGTGCAAGACGGCGTGTCCAGGGTGATAACCATCAATGGTGGAAGCAACAGCTCCATAAAGATAAGTCAAGGTAGCTAATGAAAAGACTGATATTTATAATACTTGCGGTACTTGCAACCCCTTTGCTTATGCAATTCATGCCGACTGAAGTATTAAAATTAAAAACATTTGACGCTTTTGTAGCCCCGCAAGAACCTTCCGGGAACTTTACCGTCCTTAGTATCACTGAGGAAGACGTTGAAAGAGAGGGTGGGTATCCTTTTCCACGACAGCGTTTAGCCGAGATACATAAAGAGTTATTAGCAAAAGGCGCAACAGGCGTTGGTTGGGTCATCTCTTTTCCGCAAGCGGACAGGCTGGGGGGAGATAACGACTTTGCCGCTGCTTTGGGGCAAGGCAGTTCTGTAATTGCGATGTTTGAAGACGGCAAAGGTATGTTCCCTGCACCAACAGGCGTTGTCCTTAAAGGTGAGGATATTGGCGGGATATTATCTTCAGGGGTCAAGAAAAATCTTAGCCGGTTAACAGAAAACACGCTAGAAGGTATTGCCGTAGCCCCCACCGAATTAGACCTTCTTGTTAGAAGAATCCCCCTTCTTCTCAGAAGTCCTGACGGGTGGGTCGCCTCGTTTGGCACACAAGTGTTAAAGTCCTTAACCGGTTCAAGCACTTATATCATCACTACTAATGAAAACGGCATACAAGAAATAGCCGTACGCGGAATACCTCCCGTCAAAACGGACAGTCTAGGGCGAAAGTGGATCAGTTGGACTGTTCCACACGAAACCTCTCTAAAGGAAATGGACGTAACGGGGCGGTTTGTTTTCGTGGGCGTGACGGCCTCAGGGGTAATGCCCCAAATTGCAACGCCCGTAGGTCTTTTAGAGCCGCACTACATTCAGGCTGCTTTAGCTGAATCAATGCTGGTACAAAACAGCCCTTATATCCCTGATTACGCCCTGTCCGCGGAGTTGGGTATTTTTCTTATAACAGTGTCTTTAGTATGGGTTTTATTGAACCTGTTGGGCGTAACGTGGGGATTAGTGTTAGCGGGCGCAATAACAGCTTCTACCTGTTATTTAGGGGTGTATTTGATACAAAAAGGGGTTTTGATCGACGTTACTTGGACGATTGTTTCACAGTTTTTAACGGCATCTACGGCGTTTTATTTGAATTTTCGGAAACAATTTAAGCTGAGACAGCAGATTAAGAAGCAGTTCGAGCATTATTTAGACCCTAGACAGGTAAAATTGCTACAAAAAGACCCAAAATTGCTTAAATTAGGGGGAGAAACGCGGTATTGTACGTTTTTATTCACTGATTTACGTGGATTTACCTCAATGAGCGAAAAATTAACGCCAGAGCAGGTTACGGAAATTATGAACGCCACCTTGACCGTTCAAGTTGAAGAAATACAACGGGCAGGTGGAATGGTTGACAAGTTTATCGGAGATGCTTGCATGGGGATTTTTTCGGCCCCCCTGGACTTGCCGGAACATGAAAACAGGGCAATTGAAGCTGCGGTACGAATACAGGAAAGAGTTAAGGCGTTAAATGGGACGATGGAGGCGGATATAGCAATCGGAGTCGGAGTACAGACAGGGTGGGCGGTTATAGGCAACATGGGGTCATCTCAACGCTTTGACTATACCGCTATTGGCAATTCGGTGAACGAGGCTGCGCGTTATGAGTCCTCTACAAAAGACGTAGGGGTTGATATAATCATTGGAGACAAAACTGCAAGAAACTGCAATTATTTGTTAAAAGAGCTTGAGCCTATTAAAGTAAAAGGTAAAGCAAATAAGCTTCAGATTTACACATTAGGCTCAGATTTTGACCTCGGGTTGAATTACCGCTTGTAAAAGATATAAAAAGACAAGAGGGGTAAAAAAGGCTAATATGTTATTTATTATGCCAAAATAAAGGTAGGTATGGTCTATGGCTACATCCGGAAGCACCGATTTTGAACTAGACGTTGCCGAATATGTCGAAGAAGCCTTTGAACGGTGCGGTCTTGAAGTACGGGCAGGTTATGATTTAAAATCTGCAAAGCGGTCTTTAAACCTTTTACTGGCGGACTGGGCAAACCGCGGCCTTAACCAGTGGACTATCAAGCAGCGCACTCTTTCGATGGTTACTGGAACAGGTGCCTACGCTATTGGTACGGACGTTATTGACGTTTTGTCCGTGGTCGTTAAGCGGGATAGTACCGATTATTCGTTATTGCGCTTGAGTAGAGATGGCTTTCTCACTATTCCAAACAAAACAACCCAGGGTCGCGTTAATCAATTCTTTTTGGACAGGCAAGTTACCCCTAACTTGAAGTTATGGCCTGTCCCCGACAATAGCACCGATGTTGTTTATTATGATGCTTTAACGCGCATGGACGACGCCGACACCTATATTAACACCTTAGACTTACCTTTTAGGTTCTACCCTTGTTTAGCCGCAGGGTTAGCTTACTATATTGCGTTAAAACGTGCTCCAAACCGTGTCGAGATGTTAAAAGGTGTGTATGAAGAAGAGTTTGAAAGAGCTGCGGTAGAGGATAGAGACAGAGCCTCTTTTAATGTTGCCCCCCATTTTGATTATTACGGGGTAGGTTGATGGCTAAATTTGCTTCTGGAAAAAATGCGTGGGCTATTTCCGACAGGTCAGGGTTTCGTTACCCTTATCGTTTAATGAAAAAGGAATGGAACGGGCTTTTGGTGGGTCCGGACGAGTTTGAGCCAAAGCAGCCTCAATTAGGGCCTTTCCGTAAGGTAGTTGATCCCGAAGCACTTCAAAACGCACGTCCTGACAGGATAGAGCCTTTGGATGTTTACGTGGGAGTGCCTCTAGTGGTCGCTCCTACTTTAGGGCCTATACAAGGCCGTGGTCAAGTTGGAACAGTGACGGTGACAATATGAGTTTTACTTATGCACAGCTAAAACAAGCTATCCAAGACTATACGGAGAACACCGAAACGTCTTTTGTAACCAATCTGCCTGTTTTTATTACTCAGGCGGAGGAAAGAATTTTAAAAAACGTCCAACTAAGTTTGTTTAGAAAGAATGTTAGCGGCGCGATGACTTCCAGCAACCGATTTTTAGCAGCGCCCACCGATTTTTTAGCACCTTTTTCGTTGTCGTTTATAAACAGCAGCAGCGATCACGTTTTTTTACAGTTTAAAGATCCAGATTTTGTTCAGTCGTTTAATCCAAATGCCTCCACAACAGGACCTCCTCGCTTTTATGCAACTTTTGACGTTGATAATTTTATTTTAGGGCCTACACCAAATAGTGCTTATTCGGTAGAGCTTCATTATTTTTACAGACCCACCAGCCTTACTGCGGGTGCAAGTAGCGGAACAACGTGGCTTAGTACAAACGCGGAAATAGCCTTGTTGTATGGTTCTTTGCTGGAAGCTTATATTTATATGAAAGGTTCACAAGACATGATGGCTTTGTATGAGAAGCGCTTTGCCGAGGCGGTTACTGGAATGAAACTGTTTGGTGAGGCGAAAGAAGTGACGGATGAGTACCGAACGGGGCAGGTAATAAGGCCTAAACAATGAGTATTTCCCCTTTACAGGTAGAACCTATAGCAACCTTCCACGCGGAGGTAAACATTACACGCAGAAAAAGGTTTACGCCGGAAGAGGTAGCGGAAAGATGCGCCAAGACGATAATTGAGATTTCTGATGACGCAAACCCTGTTATTAAAGCACAAGCCCGTGCTTTCCGCAGGCAATTACTAAAAACCTTGGAGTTTTATATTAGCGAAGCGGTTCAGTCCGATAGAACCGCTGTGTATAATGCTTTAACCGACGCAGGCCACCCTGAGCTTGCTAACCACATAAGGAGACTGTGACCATGGCGTTTACCGGAAACTTCATGTGCACCAGCTTTAAGAAAGAATTACTGCTTGGCGCACACGACTTCGACGCTTCTAGCGGCGACACTTTTAAAATGGCGCTTTACACAAGCTCCGCGTCGCTTACGGCGGCCACGACAGCCTATGCAACCACTAACGAAACAAGTGGAACTAACTATACGGCAGGGGGCCAGGCTCTAACCCCCGTAGACCCAACGTCTTCAGGCACTACCGCTCTAACCGATTTTACAGACGAAACTTGGTCCAACGTGTCGATTACAGCTAGAGGGGCGTTAATTTATAACACCACTCCTAATACCACTTCTATTTCTTTAACTAACCCTGCGGTAGTGGTCTTGGATTTTGGTTCAGATAAAACGGCATCGTCGGAGGACTTTGTAGTGGTGTTTCCAACGGCTGATGCCAGCAATGCAATTATTAGGATAGTGTAATGGCTGATGTAACGGGAGTTTATGCCACGGGCAGTGTTGGGCAAGGCCTGGTTTACGGCAGGATTGTGCCGGATCAAAGCCCAAGCTACAGTAGTCTTACACCAAGCCAATCCCCCTCGTGGTCTGCGGAAACGCCTAGTCAAGACGCCGAGTGGTCAACCCTAGCAGCGTGAGGAATTAAAAATGCCTAGCACTTATACAGTTAACCTCGGTATTGAAAAACCGGCTACCGGTGAACAGTCCGGAACATGGGGCGACACCGTTAACGACAACTCTAATATTATAGACGAAGCGATTAATGGGGTTGTTACAATAACATTGTCTTCCGCAGGTTCGTCGGGCTCCCCTAACCAAATAGCTATCACCAACGGTGCCTCTTCTACCGGACGTAATAAGTGGATCGAATTTGCCGATGGCGGCGATTTAAGCGCGGCAGCGTATGTCCAGCTTATTCCAAATGACGCTGAAAAAATATGTTTTATACGGAACAGCCTGGCAGGAAGCCGATCTGTTTTTATTTTCCAAGGCACTTATAGCACCAGCAACGATCTTGAAATTGCTGCGGGCACCGATGTGCTTGTCAAATTTAACGGGGCGGGCACCGGCGCGACGGTAGTTAACGTCTACGCAAACTTAAAAGTTGATGCTTTGGTTGTCTCGGGTGCCGTTGATGCAGCGACCGTCGAGTTTAATTCTTTGTCCGGTACGGGATCGGTAGCTGTTACAAATATCCTTGACGAAGACAACCTGGCCTCTAATAGTGCCACCGTTCTTGCCACGCAGCAGTCTATTAAAGCCTATGTAGATGCGCAGGTAGATACGGTTGACACTTTAGCTGAAACGCTTGCTATCGGTAACACCACCAGCGGCACAGATATAGAAACGACCACAACCGATAAGGTTCAGTTTCGTGACGCCGCCATCTACATTAACTCTAGCGCAGACGGACAGCTAGACATTGTTGCTGATACTGAGGTTCAGATAGCCGCTACTACGATTGATATTAATGGCGCTATTAATGCCAGTGGTGAAATCATTGCGGCGAGCTTAGATATTAGCGGAAATATTGACATAGACGGCACCGCTAACCTAGACGTTGTAGACATTGATGGCGCAACACAAGCAGACGGAACGATCACGGTAGGCGTAGACGATACAGGTTATGATGTTAAGTTCTTTGGGGCCACCTCTGGGTCTTACCTG